GTTAATTCAACTGTCATTAGTGTATTTACTTGTGAGAAAGCAGGTACACAAAATGTGGCACGACTTATTTATTTGGAAGAAATCAGTCCTAGAACAGGTGGACATGATATTCCATACCAGCGTGAGCGTATCATGGATATTGCTCGTGGCTTCGGTGCTGATAGGCTTATTATTGATGCGACAGGTATGGGTGGCGCGATTGAACAAGATATAAGGATGGCAAGTATAGAAAGCGGTATACACTTTATACCGTTCATTTTTACAGGTGGAGCGAAAGGTAGTAAAACACAAGTATATAGAGATATGGTGTCTTACTTACAAAAAAATCAAGTGGTAATCCCTGACCCTAAAGATTTACCTGCAAATCATGCAAAATTAGTCAATAAATGGTACAGAGAACACGTAGATTTAGAATATACAATGGATGCAGCTAACAAAACCGAGAAAATATCTGCTCCCTCAGGAAAACATGATGATTATTGTGATAGTACAGCGATAGCTTTACATGGTGCACTCTCTATGCTACCCACTTCGGGTAAATTTACTAGTGTATCTTTGCCAACAAAGAGGTCTATAAATACAAAATCTACAGGTTGGACAGGGAAGGGCTTATATACTTCCCGTAGAGGTAGTAATTTACTGAAAAAACAAGCTCCGGGAGGTATTTGAGCGAAAGCTTTATATACTGCTTCCGCGTTATAGGTATTGATAGCCATGCCTCTACGAGATTATTTGCCCTTTTTTGGGCGAAATAGGACATTCGCAACAGTAGGGTCCAACCCGTCATATGATAAAGACAACCCTCGCAGCTTTGGAGCAGGCGTTATAAAACGCATCAAACTCCAGAACAGCGGTATGGGAGGTGGATATAACAGGGGTGGAGCTGACAAAGAACCACAAGTTGGAGATTATAGGACATATATGAATGTATATCTGTCTGACCCAATTATTAGGACTTTGATTGATTTACCCTGCATTTATGCGGCGAAAGATGGTTACGACATCGTAACTGATGATGACGTAGAGCGCGAGGCTATCACTAAATTTTTTGATGAAATAAATTTTGACCAGTTGATATACTCTTGGTTACGTAATGGTAGGATTTTTGGTACATCTTATTTAGAATACACTGGAGACAACTTAGTTTTACGTTCTTCACAAAATATGTATGTACAAAGAGATGAAAACGGTCAAGTAATGTATTTTTATCAAGATGTAGGAGACGACAAAGAGAATGTTAGATTTGAAGAAAACGAAATCATCGAATTCAAAAACAATGCATTTGATGACTATGCTTATGGGCTTAGCGATATTCATCCAGTTTTATACTTGGTTGACCTCAAAGATTACGCAGAAAGGGATATTGGTGCCGCTCTTAATAAGTATGCTACCAGTAGGTTTGATATATCTGCTGGTTTACCCGATATGCCATATGGTCCAGATAAAATTAACGAAATCGTTGACGCATTTAATACATTAGAACCCGGTGAAGATATAATTCACGGTAATGATATAACAATCAAAGAATTACAAGGAACTCAAAGAGCTTTTGAATATGGTAAATATACTGATGATATATTGAAGAAAATACACATAGCTTTGAAAGTTCCAGTAACTATGTTTGACAAACCAGAACAAGCACGTGCTATTTTTGAACCTTACGTTAAACATTTACAAAGTGCTATAGAAGCAGCGCTCAATTCACAACTTATGCCGCAATTAGAATCCGGCGATGCTAGATTTTCATTCCGTCAAATAAATGTAAATGATTCATTTACAAAAGCTAAAACGGATATGATTTATTTGTCTGAAGGTGTATTATCACCTAGTGAAGTCAGATTAGAACGTGGTTTAGACCCAGAAGGTATTGTAGAACAACAGCCTACAGCAGCAAATGCTAATATATCTGGTGGTAAAAACCAAGACAAGTCTGAAGAATCAGAACGAGTAGAAAACAGAAACCTAACAGGAGACAGAGAACAATGAGCGAGAACTACGCATATGAAAATTGTATTATAGACGTAGCACCTATTCTAAAAAAGAGAGGTGTAGAAAAATACAATGAGATGGCGGCAAACCTTTGCCGTATGAGAGTCGACGAAGGTACTGTCAGAGAATTCGCAGTTACTAACGGTACACAAGAAGACTCTAAACGTACTTTTGCTCTAGCATTAGAAAAGCCTTTAAATATAGGCAAAGAAACTATAGACTATCCAGTGATAGCTATAACATCAGGCGTGCATGACGCCGATGGTGACCAGAAAGTTTACATAGAACCTTCTATATTGGAAGACCATGTAGAAGCTTTTAGTGAGCTTCCAGTTTACTTTAATCACCAGCGAACCGATGAAGATTTGATTGGCACGGCTATCAACCCAGAAATAATCAAATTGGATGATGGTAAAACTGGTATTAAAATGTTGGCAAAAATCCAAAAGGATGCTGCCAAAACAAGTGAAGTGTTAGGAAAGTTGGAAAACGGCGATATGACACATGTTAGTATTGATTGGTTTTCAAAAGACATCGATGTTTTAGGAGAACCCTTTGCTACGGACATTCGTCCTATCGAGGTGAGCTTCATTGATAATGAAACTCGAACACCCGTATGTGAAGCATGTACAATTGACGGGGAATGTAATGATGAACACCGAGAATTCGGTGAAGAAGGTTCGAAAGAACCATGTGCCTGTGATTCACACGGGAACAACAGCGAGGTAGAAAATATGGCTGAAGAAGAAAAAACAGTATCTGAAGCTGAGACTATCACAGAGCGTGAATTCGCTTCTATGAAAACTCAGTTAGAAGAAATGACTTCATCTTTTGAAGAATTGAATACCAAGCACGAGGAAGCCCTTGCTATAGTCAAGAAATACGAAGATGCAGAAGCTAAGAGAGCTGAAGAAGAACTCAAAGCAAAGAAAACATCTTTAGTAAACTCTATTATAGACAAAGAAGCTCTTCTTGGAAAACTCGAAGAGGACAACAAGGATGCTCGTGTAGAGGAACTCTCTTCATGGGATGACGTAAAGCTAGAAGGATTCAGTATCGCTATGGAAGGTATGACTTTACCAGAAGAGTCAGAAAGAACTTTTGGAAAAGGCAAGTCCCACGATTCTGAAGAAAAGCCTGTAGAGGCTGAAGAAGATACCCCACGCATGTTTGCGATGGAAAACGGTAGAATGAAATTCACCGGGTACAAAAACTAAGGAAGTATAAAATATGGCAACAGAAATATTACTGAATGATGGTGGAGCACCAGCTCGTATCATTATGCTAACAATGAAAGCCGCAACCACAGCTTCTGCAGGAGACGCTTTGTCACTACACAGTGACGGAACTGTAGTTCCAGCAGACACTGATTTAGGAGTAGCAGGTGGAGAAGCATTCATTGGAATAGCATTGACAGACGCAGCCGCAGCAGGCCCAGTAAGTGTAATTACTGGCAGTGGAATAGTCGTAAGGGCTAATGTCGCTGACCTAGCTGCAGGTGAAGGAGTAGAACTAAGTGCAGATGCAGGTAGATTAGGAGCTTATACTGGAACTTATCCAGCAAGTGGTCAACCTCTAGCTGTTACATTAGAAAACAACGGAGCAGCAGGACTTACAAAGGTTCTACTATTATAAGGAGATAAAATATGGTAACAGCAAAAGAAGGTATACTAACATCTGCAGCAGCAGGTGACGGTACAACATCAACTGCAGCACAACGTGTTATTGTCGATTTCAAAGATGCACTTGTAGATTACAAGACCACAGCTTTGGAAGCAGTATCACTATTTTGTGAACCAATGCAGACAGAGACTGGTGGAGATATTGATATCACCATCTCAAAGCCAAGCATGGCTATGGAAAAGATAGATGAAGGAACCACTCCTGCATACCAAAGCACCAACATGAGAAACGAACGTATCAGTGTTGATGAATGGGGTATTGCAGTCGGTGTAACCCGCAGAATGATTGAAGATTCAAGATTCAATGAAGTAGAGTTGGCTTTGAACGAAGCCCGAAGAGCAGTCGACAGACATATAACAAAACACGTTATGTACGCTCTTTTCGGTGTAGCAGACACACCTCTAGGAACTACAGCAGTAGGAAGTTCTACAGCTGAAGCAGTTCTAGAATTGTTCGCTAACTATAAGTACGGAGCTTTTATCGGAGCTAGTCCAGCAACTGCAGCAGCAGGTTCTGAAGGTCGATTGAATGAGTATGGAGACTACGACTCAACGGCTTTGGACACTCTTGGCAGTCACTACATAGCTAGTTCAGCAACTGTATCTACAAACGATATTGCTATGAAGGATATAACTGCAGCTATGGAATTGATTTCTTCAAAAGGTGGAAACGCAAATTTAATTTGTATCAATCCGGGTCATGTCAAAAATCTATTAGATATGGCAGACTTCACGATTGGAGTTGTACCTAATGAGACAGCAAGGGCTGGAGATGCAGCAGCAGCTATGTCAGTTCTAGGTGGAGCTAGTGGTAGCGGAGTTATCGGTAATTTGTTTGGAATGAATGTTTTAGTTAACGCTTACGTTCCTCAAGCAAGATTCGGTGTTTTCGATACATCTGTCAAACCTATGGCTTACGTCGAAAGACGTGGTATGACTGTAGAAGAAGCAAACCCCGGTTTCGGAATTGTCGGTTCTTACATGTCCATGAGATATGGATTGAAAATCGTCAGACCAGAATCTGGAGTTATCGTCTACGGTGCTTAGATAAATTAAATTATAGTCAATAATTTAAAAAGGGTTCGGGGGAAACCTTAATTCCCCCACT